ATGGTAACCCATAGTTGTCGTCGATATATGTAACTATACTAAGGTTACTAGTTTCTTGATTAGTTCCTAAATTAAACTTGTACGCACCCGGTTGTGGGTAGTCGTCTAATAGATACTCAACGCCCAGGATGTGTGCATCAGCTAGATCCCACACATGTATATAGTCTCTAACACAGGTACCGTCATGAGTTTCAAAGTCACTGCCATTGATTGTGAATCCGCGATTGGCAATACTTGCCTCCAATGCACGGGCAACAATATGAGTGGCTCCGGGTTCTTGGCCAAGATCAAAGTTAATAGGTTCTGCGCCCGCGGCATTGAAATATCTAAAACTAACGCTGTGAATACCGTATGCACGACTATAATCATTAAGGATAGTTTCTGTTATGGCTTTAGTGTTACCATATGGGCTAATAGGTTTGAGGTCTTCACCTTCGTCGATGGGCCACGTACCGGGTATGCCATACACGCTGGCACTACTGCTAAACAAGATAACAGGCTTCTTTTCCATGTCTTTTAAAACATTTAACATGGCGATAGTTTTTATAATATTGTTTTCGTAGTATTCTGCAGGATTGGTCATTGATGGTCCCACTAGGCTAGTACCTGCACAATGTACAATAACATCGGGTTCCAGGTCATAGATTGTTGCTAGACTAGCATCACTAACATAGTCATCAATGTAGTAACCATCTATGCCTTTAAGGGTATGTTCTCGACGAACGCGATCAATGATGTGAACTTCGTCGCCGTTGTTCTTAAATGCTCTTGCTACATGGCTACCAATGTAACCGCAACCGCCAGTGACAAGTATTTTTCTCATGATATAATTTTATAAATTTGTTGTGAGTTAGTTGGGTACATTGCACTATCATACAATGGACCATCGTATATATTGCAATGTCTGGACATATTGTAGTTAATCCAGGCCTGTTCTAATATTGTAGTATTAAATTCGTAGTTAACATTATTAAGTGTATTTTCAATTATTTTACTACATTTAGTATATGATTGTAAACCTTGATTACGCTCAATGAATTCTGCCCAAAGTATGTAGAGCTTATTATTTGCTTCAAATGGAAGCCCTAACCATTCTGCTAATGCAGTTAACCCTTTAACAAATCTAAAAAATGAAAAGAAATAGTCAAGAGAAAAATTAAATGTGGGAATATCAAGTTTTTCTAATTCAGGAAATTGATTACAGTAAAGTTCTCGTTCATTGATTTTAGAAAAGAAGTTTTCCCTATACAATATTGGGTCGTTGCGTATATCAGTGGGAAAACTTAATAAATTAGTTTCGTGACTATCTCCGGCCCGATATAACAAATTAGTCAGGGAAATAAAAAACAAACGATCATTGCTTTGATCTACATTGATTCTTACAATAATATCAGTATAATGAAATTTATGATTACGATATTTTTCGTCAGCAAAATGACCACCGGCATTTGTAGAAAAGTGGCCGCATCTAACAATTTTATTCTGCTGGTATATGTCATCTGTATTATGAGAATTACCGACACCTGGGGTAAATGGACTTATATACCCAGGGTCGGTAAGCATAATAAAAACGTTAGCGACGTATTCTAAAAAATGTCCATGTGTTCCTGCATGGAAATCTATCTTAATCATTGTTTTTAATACTTGGTCTCTCTAGTATGCTTACGATAATCAACTCCCATACGCAACCATTGATCGCCTTGTCCTTGCATGATATCACAGATTCGATCAATGGTTGCATTGTTATAGTCACTGATCTTTCCTAGATTCTCGCTGGGCTTTTGTAGTAATGGCTCAAGTGTATCCATGGCATCTTCTATGCTCCATGGAACATACAGCCTTGTATGATCATTGGCAAAAGCTTCTGGGAAACTGCGGTAAGCAGGGTAAAGTACATTACAACCTAATGCATCTGCTTCACTGACTGTGTTGGATACCCAGTCTTGTAACGCACAATTAAAAACAACACGACTGTCATTGACAATGTTATAGTAATCGTTTTTTTCTAAATCCTCGTGTACATTAAGTAGGCCACGTGCCTGCATGTCGCGTGTACGTGTCATATAACTTTCGTTATTAGACTTTAATTTGCCACCACTACATACTGCAAACTCTACGTAGCTCTTAGGATGACGTTGATGCCACGCTTCTATTAGATCCATGTAGAAATCTGGTTGCTTCTCTTGATCCCATCGTGCGGAAAATACTACACGATGCTTGCGTTCATTAAAAGGACGAATGGTACCTACACGGCTCTGTACTTCATCCTTGCCAAACGCAAGTCCTGAAATATTATAGAGAGGGGCTTCCCACCCTGCAATCTTCATGTGCATAACCATCTCTTCGTTGGTGGCTAATACACCAGTAACAAAGCTGTCTACCATTTTCTCATACAAGCCCATCCACTTGCTCATGCCCCATACATGTACGAAATCATCCGGATCGATTGACTGAGCAAGACAACGGACAAATATACGAGGACAATGACTAGCAGGGATTTGATTAAGAATGTAAGGAAGACTTTCGATACCCGGTTGAAACATGTCTTCAAAATAGATAACATCCTCATTGCTACACTCACCTGCTTTCATCATTTTAACTAGATTCATAAGTTGGCTCATGCCAAAGTATGTGCGTCCATGTGCGTCTAATACTTGTCCTGTTACAATAGCCTGGTCATTACTTAATGTCTCACCGGGTACAATAACATAGTTAATGCCCCTGCGTTTAAATACACGTTCATTCCACTCTTGTAGCTGTAAAGTATAGCGAGCCTTGTATGGCTCAAGTCCCATATAGAATAACTTACGCATTATTGTGCCTTGTATTTCCAGTTGCCATCCCGATTACGGGGCACAAACTCTTTGCGCTTTGGGGTGCGCCACTGATCCCAAGGTTCACGACCTTTGGTAAATTTAATAAACTCGTTGTATGCAGGATTGCGTTCATTATACAAGTGACTTTCGTCAAATACGTATCCGTAGTTCCTGCAGAACTCTCGGTAGTTGTCAAGGTCCTCAAAGAGGTCAGATACTTCGGGTTTCATACGAAGATACTTGTTTAGCCATTCATTAGCCATTTTATTTCCTTATATAAGTTAAGGGGTTGTAGATAAAACATGATTCTTAATAGACTCAAAGTTTTTTGTAAACTCAGTGAGTTCCTCAAAGTTTGCTTTGTTTCTAACTAACATTGCATTTAATATTTCATTGTTAGGTATAATATTTAGGCTCTCACACAAATTGTAATAACTTTTTTCAGTTTTGTCAAATGAAATGAAGAAATCCTCATACAAAATAGTTATATCATTGGTGGGACATTTTTCTTTTTTATTTAACAGTTGATTAAATGTATTTTCTCTATTTTTTCGAGTGATAGGTAAACCCCGTTTGTATAACACAAGATCTATGCCATACAACTTTTCTTTCATTAATAACTCAATTAGTGTATATGTTTGCGGGGTACGATCTGCTTGAATACGATACTTAACTTCTTTAATTTCTTGTTTACTAATTGAATTAAACAGTACTTTTCTTATAAATTCCATTTTTACCATTTGTTCATGACCGGTACTGTCAATGGTTATAAATTGTGTATGTTTAGATAACGGTTTCAACAATTCGATATGCCCGGGGTGAAAATAAAGATGATATGAAATTGCCAAATTTTTAACTTGTTGTAGTTTACATTGGTTAAGGAATAAGTTTGATTGCTCAGCAAACGCAATATCCCAATTATGAATTATATGTCTTTGACTATTAAACCATTTTTGTAAAACCATTGAGTTATTAAATTCTGCATGACTGTTAATACTCTGACTTAGGTATTCTCCCCCTGCACCTTCGATGTAGTCAACAACTACAAGTCTATCTAACATTACACGTTAACTAATTGTGGGAGATGAGTTTCGTATTTGATTAAGGCACCGTTCTCGCCATCCTCGGCTACTTCGATCCATACACTACGATTTGGGTACTTAGCGGCAATCTGTAGATACAGATCGTCGGAAATCATCTCACAACTCTTGTAGTCTAGCGACAATACACCTTGGTCGCTATGATACAGTTTTTCAAGCCATCGCTTGAATTGTATAAATTCCACATCTCGGTCGTTATGGAATACGTCAATCCAAACCCTGAAATGAAAAATATGGCGATGAGGACTGGCCAAAAACGAAACATCATATTCATCTCCTGTTGCTAATAAAGGGTCTGTTGCTGCCGCGGGATATTTGTGAATCCCTTCTTTACGGAATGTAACCCAAATTTTTCTATCTGCACGATCCATTATCCTATCAATTTTTGTTCTTTGTTCTTGATTCATTTAATAACCTCATCCTTTGTATATTTAGACCAATCAGTGAATACTTGACGATCTCTAAGTTCATGTAAGCTATGGCACCACACACCAGGGTTAGTGGCACGGAAGTCTTTGTCGTCTAGCTTAATTGTAGCATTATATCCCAATAGTTGTACATAGGGCAATTTAACCGAAATCATTGGGATAAAGTTATTGTATTCAGTTAGTCCAGATTCAACTAATCCTTCTACTGCACTAACATCAACATCTAGAGTGCAGAGATATCCACATTCTAGTACGGCCTTAATCATTTTCTCCCAGGTACCCCAAACTTCAGCATCGTTGATATTAGGATTCGGGAAACTCATGTTAGCACCGAAGTATACATGAGTAATATGTTGTGTGGTTTTTAGTATATCTAAGATTTCAGCGGAATCCTGTACACCTACAACAAACAAAGTTTTTTGTCCGTATGCAGGTGTGTGTTCTACTTCGGTGCCAACAAAGAAAGATACATTGTCATGTCCTTGTCTTTCCATATTATTCTCCAAACAGGTCTGGGTTGAGTAGTGGTTTAGACTGTTCTTTTTTAACAGGCTTGTCTTTGATAAAGTTACCTTCAATTGTAACATGTTTAGCGGCCATTGTGCGAGCGTTTTTGGCTTTCTTACCTTTAAAGCCACGTGTGCCCACAATCTCCATCCAATAGCTATCGTACTGTTCGATGATGTCTAGTGCTTCTTGTTTAGTTGGCGCGGCAAAGATAGCTTCTACAATGTCCTCAAAGAACTCTGCACTTGGCGCACTATAACGCATCATAGCAGGATGTTCTCCTGCATCAAATCTACGATTAGCTTCCTGTACAGCAGTTAAGTGCATCCAAACGTTGTGTCCCATGAGTAAAGCATAACTGAAGCTATCCCAGCTTGTCTTGCCTACTTTACCGTTTTTGTTTGTATCTGTTGGACTATAGATACAAATGTCTTTCATTCGTAGCAGGTTACTAATAGGGCTATCTTCCCATCGGGGGTAAATTCCATCTGCCACGACTCCGTCACTCCATTTTCTGACGTCAGTTGAGTATTTTTTATCATCAGCTGATGGAGCCATACGGTATGACCATTTATCGTCATGTTCGAATACGTTTTCAAAGTATACTTGCCCGTTAGCGGTGGCCAGGAAAGGGCTGGCACAATCGAAACTAATTGTAAATTGGGGATTAACATATTTTCTTACAGCTCTTTGAATAACAGTTAGTAGTACCGCCCACTCTAGTTTACTTGTGCCCAAGAAGTGCATCCAATCATGTACACCTTCTTGTAACAAGTTGTCATAACGTAATGCTACTAGGCGTTTAAGCACCAAGTGAACATCACACATGTTTTGACCACCCATTGACCACCCATTAAAGTGTGTGTCTGGGTATTTAGCTGGATCACAATAATCTTTCATGATTTGATACCATTGTTCAGCATCATCATGACTTGCACCCTGTAACACGTTGAGTATCTTCATGCCACCGTTTTTAATGCCTTTACGGTTGGCCATAAAATATTCATTGTTATACTTTGTAGCGGCCACTGCTTCTTGCAGGGTTTTAATACCACAAGCATCACTGGCTTTCTTGTCATGAATAACCCATGTAGGAATATCAAGGGTCATGCCGTAGTCGGCAACACCGTCGAGCCATTTAAGGATAGTTTCACGTTTCTTTTGTGCTTTGGGACAACCCGAGTTAGCTTTCCAATCACCTTCCCACAGTCCTTTAGCAATTTGGAATCCACCCGAGTCCCCTAACATCAATGTTCCCGGCTCTCGGTTACGAACCATATCCTCGGACCAGTCTTGCTTAGTAAGATCTAAGTTAGCATGACCACCGGAGTACAGACTCCACTTGTAAGGGAATAATGACTTAGCACTATTAAGCCAATTCATTTGTTCTAAGTCAGTGAGTCCCGGTGGCAAACGTGCAGGATCTACGTAAGGCTCATTGCGTTGCTTGCCTATAAATGTGGCATAGAAGCCACTGATAGCCGGCAAGAACACAGCGTAATCTTTTTGTTTAGCGGTTAAGTTATCTTGATTATCCACGGAAAAATTGTACCCGATTAATTAATTTGTAGTCTTTTTCGTAGTGTTGTTTAACACGTTCGAGGTATTTAGGATTGTCTAACAACGGCGCAAATATTTTTTTAAACTCACTACGTTTATTATCCCCGTCTTGGCGATTTTCTGTTGTGTGTTGATATTCAAAATTTGCATACGGATTAGGTATACCTTGATTTTTTAAAAATTGTGAAAAATACAATCTATAATCTTTGTCACACCAGAAGAACGTACACCTCCTGGGTTCCAGTCCTTCTATAAAGTATACTTGTTTTTCTGTGTGGTCGTCAAATGTTACGGTATCCATTAACAGATCGATGAATGCTTGATTGATTTGGGCAACGTCAATGTTACGATGATACAATGTAAAATATTCGCAAATTCCACTAAGCCATCTTTCTACTGGATCACGCAATACAATTAATGCATGTTTGTGATACAGGTGGTCAAAGTGATAGTTATAAAATTCCCATTTTTGATCCAACAAATTTGGTTTAGTCCACGAACTAGCATTTTTAGGAATGTTAACATACATCAAGTCACTGTCTCTGCAAGACATGCAAGTACCAAACAGATGTCCTTTTGGATGCCAGTGTTCGTAGAAGCTCATAATGACTTTTTAGTTTACTATTCAATTGATTACTTAGTTTGTGCAGGGATAATATAGCTGTATTCTGCAAGACCGCTATCAACTGTGATCATTGCGGCACCTTCATCACTGAACTTGAACGTCTTATCACCAGGTAAGTTTAAAATAGCAATTACTGCCGCGATGGGCCACGACCATGCTTTGCTTAGTGTACCAGTTACACCTTGTTCAAATGTAAAGTCGCCTGCGTGACTTGCAGCATCACCAAAGAAGAACTTCAATGCACCGTTGTTTGTTTTAGCAACAAACGTAGTCTCTTCACTGTTGGCACTTGCCTGAAACTTCAAACGTTGAATACTAGCATTAGTAGGAACAATGTCCACGTTCCATTTAACACCTTTGAATTTAACTGCCTTGAGCTTGTCGTTAACAACTTCAGCAGTCATAAAACGGTAATCGTTTTTAAAGTCACCGGCTTTGTTTTCAAAGTGAACGCCAACTGGATGGTCAACGCCATCGCGGTTTTGACGATTGATGCTTAATTGTGCATCTTCCCGATATTCCGGAATATTAAGAATAGTGTTTAGCTTGCCTAAATTTGGCATGCCAAATGTACCAACAAAGTCGGCAACAGGTTGTTTAAATTTAGCTTCAACAATAACCGAACGGTCTTCGGCTAGTGCGTTAATTACTGTATCGTTTCCGCTACCTGTAATTTTAACTAAGTCAATAATGCCTAGCCCATGTGTATGTTGTACGATGTCTTGTAAATAGTCTTTCATGATTTCTCCAATAATGTGTAATTGTATATGATGTATTTAGATTTGTCAATGTAATTAACTAAAATCTCTTGCCCTAATTTCGCCTAAAACTTGGTGCGCCTTGATACTGTGTAATGTCCCGGGTTTTTTAATCTCGAGCCAACTGGTAATGGCTTCAAAGTCATACTCGTGAGCAATTTCAAAACCTAAACTTTGACATAGTGGTACCAAAATACTTTTTGGCATGTATGTCTGTGAAAAACTTTCAGCAATACCTGCACCGGCTGGTGTATCACCATCGTTGAAACTAAACATAAACACACCCCCAGGACGTAATACGGAGTATGCTTGTTTTAAAAATTGATGCATGGTATCTAAACTAACAAAGTTAAAATGTGCCCAACTAAAAATAAAAGAAAATTGTCCCTGCGGCAACATTGATAGATCATGATCAATCATTTTATACTTACGTAGCCTATTTTGATATGCGTCAGTGAACCGGCTAGAAGTACTTTCTAAAAATTCTTGGTAAGCATCTAAAATATACAACGGGTCCGACGCAACCAAATATTGTGTCCATTCTCCATCTCTGCAACCAATTTCTAACGCAGGATACCTCCAACTTGTATGTAACAATATTCTCTGTTTTATAATAGTTTCAATCTCACTGTTAATGTTGATACGTCTAATATTTCTAATTTGCTCAACCGTACCTATCCACTCCTCAATTTGATAATTTCCTGCAAAAAGTTTATGAGTCAGGTCTGTAATTTTTTGATCTATTAATCTTAAATGATCATCAAACCCAGGAATTGGTTGATAGGTTGACGATATTAACTCATCGTAGTGTTTAACTAAAACATCAATGTATTTGGAATGTTCATGGTCTAACACAGAAACATGCAATTTGATATTTGCAAGTTCCTCACGTAATTTAACTAGTTGTTGCACAATTGGATCAACGTCCATTGATTCCACTAAAGACCTTTTTAATTTAACGAGATCGTGCAGAGCCATTGGTTACTCCCAGGAAAACAAAGAGTCAAATGTTGATTTAATATCTGTGCTTTCAGCAATCTTCCATTCTAGCACACCTAGCAAATTTTCTACCTTTTGATCAACAATAGTAGATTCCATTAAGTCCTGATCAAATGGCAGATCTTTAAACCACTGCGGGATATGTGTTTCGTCTGTGGGGTAGCCAACTGAGGTATATCCCAATGGGTTATCCTTTAGCTTACACACAATAGTTTTCATGCCGTCAACAATGCTGGTAGAGTAGTTATCACCGTACATACGTTTTAGACTGTTCCAGTTCATTGCAGCTCTAACGTGACCAGGCATGTTTGCTTTGCCAAGCCTGGCTTCTTCTGCACTATACTTGGTCAAGTTGTTTACACGTTTGGGTGTGCCCTTCTCCCAAGCAGGACGTTCGGCAAACTCTAGTTTAAATTCTCTAACACGATCAATGACACGTTGTCTAACATCACCTGTGCCTGTTAGAACTTCTAACAAAATCTCACTAAGGAAGTCTTGCACTACTTTGGGAGTATCCGACCGCTTTAAGTCCAGGCCCATGGCTTTAACTTTACCATGCTTGCCCATTACATCAAGTCTATGGCCTTCCATATCATAGATTAATACCGCATAACGTTTCTTCTTAATAAACAAACCTTTGCTAGCCACTAACTCACGTCCGCCCATGATAATACTACCCATTTCCCTGGGACAATGGCAGGCACGTTCCATAAATCCTGGGAAGCTATCATTAACTGATTCAGCAATAGTATCGTAGAGTTGAACACATATATCCTTGTTCCACTCCATACGTCCTGCGGCTACTTCTTCCTTGAGCGCCGGCCACGCACTAAAGTATACCGAGTCCGTGTCGCCGTAGATAATACTTGAGCCAACGTGATCGTAAGAGCCTGTAATCGCTTCGTTAACTGTGGAGTCCATGTGCTTGGCGATGATGCGGCCAGTAAGCGTTGTGCTCTGCCCAATACGCTGATCAAAGAACCTGCACCCCGGGTTGAGGATAGCCCCATATAAGGAGTTGAGGTTAATCTTCTTGACGAGTTGCCGTTTATCCCAAAACGCAGTTTCTTCCTTGCCTTCTGCGGTTTTCTTTTTAGCTTGGAGTTCTTTTCGTTCTGCATACCACCTTTCTAACAATCCAGGAATAATACCTTTCATGTCATATTTAAAAATTGTACCGTTGGCACTAAGAGTCCATGGTTGTCGACTATCAAAAATCATACGCCAGATATCTGCGGCGCTATGTACGGTACTTCCACCTTCGCCTTCCCAGTCCACAGTGATCTCTGTACCTGGCTCCATATTCATAACAGCTTGATACTCCAAGCTACCAAACATATTTTCCCATGCATCAGCAAAACTTGCCCCATTGGCAATCTTTTCCTTGATGTAATGGTCTGTCATTGTTTGTCGGAGTTGTCCAACAATGGTTTCTGGCCCCATGTTAAGGGCTCGAATAGCCGAGGGGTAGAGCGAGTTAATGTCAATAGCCCCGATGTATTCGTGGACTCCTTTTTTGGGATAAGCAACATAGGCACCTGCGGCTTGCGTTTCTCCGTGATCATCTCGACCCTTTCTATTTGGAACAATCATACCTCTTGCGTGAGCTTCGTTAATGATAGCTTGCTCAGTTACAGCAACCGCACCCATTGTGGTCTGTAACAACACGGTGTTGTCGTGTGCAAGTTCGTTGGCAAGATCTAGGAAACGTAGTTTCTTATCCAGCTTTGCCAACAACATGGTATCTTGTCTGTTATAGTCAATAAACTTTTGAAAGTCTTTGTTGTACAATTGATCTAAAGTGCCTTCGTAGGCAACCTTGCGTTCTTCAAGTTCGTACTCGCCGATGGCGTCCAAACTATAACTATGTCGTTCCTCGTAAGTGTACTTGCGGTACAGTTGCATATAGTCCAAATGCACACGTCCAATTAAGTCAAAGGTCAAATTTTCAGCACCAAAGCGTTCAAACACACGTTGCTTAGGTAGTTGATTCCACAAGCATAGTCTACGGGTGTCGTCTTTGCTTAACACCTTAGTAATACGCATTGTGGTATAGGGAATATCGAAACCCTCTGAGTTCCATCCACTTAGAATATCTGCATCATCAATTAAGTCAAGGAATGTATTAAGCATGTCCTCTTCTCGTTCGAACAAGAAACAGTTATCAAATTTGTCACAGATTTCCTGTGCAGTTTCCCACGAATAAGTTTTAGGTGGGACTACCAGAGTGACCATTTTATCCAGCCAGTCTAAATACACCGATATAGCTGTTATTGGGTTAAATGGATCTTCGGGTCGACTATAACCACGCTCGGGGTCAAAGTCTACCTCAATGTCGAAAAAAGCAGTCTGTAACTTGGGCGATGTTGCACCCAAGTAATTCGTTTCGAGACAACGAAATATGGGATTGATATCGCTTTCCCATAGACGCTTGCCTGAGTTTACACGAATTTCTTTTTGATATTCTTTGCTGTTACGAGTACTAAACCTGCTAACAGGTGTATCGTAGATGGTGCGGAATTTGCCGCGGGGGTCATCGTAGTAAAAGATATAATCCGCAGGATATTCTCGATAAACACGATCTCCATCAACACGTTCGACAACGTGGATTTTATCTTTGGCTCTGTCGAATAGAGCGTCAACGTAACTCAATATAATTCTCCTTGTATAGTTTAAAGCCTATACCAACTCTACATGCCGCTTAATGTCCGGCGAGACAATATTATTTATTGTACAATCATCCTAGCCAATGCAATACTGTCAATTGATACCAACAGTAAGTAATTGGCCAACATACCAAAACTTTTTCTAGTCCACGCACTCCATCCAAAAATGGCACATTGTAAAATAAACAATGGATACAAAATTAAAAACGGAGGAGTTGGAACAGTCAGCATCATAGTAAACGCACATCCAATACTAAGTGCCCACGCAAATATTTCAAGGAAGCAACGTAGAGGATTACTCTGCCAATCTTCCTGGATCCATATTGCTGTGTTTTGAAAAAGTTCTCTCAAAGAGTTTTGCCCACAGTTTCAAGGATGGTATTCAACTCATCGTGGTCACGATTAGTTTCACCGAGCTTGGCTTTGTGTGCAATTTTAATTGCTTTCTTCAGCGTTGCCGCTTTAATTTCAAGTTCTTCTGCAATGGCCTTGACTGTTTCGTTAAGTCCTTCATTGAGTGTATCAACTTCATTGAGTACTTGCATACCCTCATTGATCAATTGTGTGAGTTTAATTTTGGCTTCGCCGTTAAAGCTACGATTGTAATCGCTCATGGATTCTCCTAGTTGAAAAGTTATTATACACTAATTTATGCAAAACACAATAGTTTCGAAAAATTAAGTTAGTACATGAATCTGCAATAATTGTCTAGTTTTATGTTGTGGATATTTAACCCAATTTGATGAGCAATGCAATTGGGTTGCGTCGAACAGACAAGCTGAACCTTTTTTATATTCAAATATTCCATCCATCTCTAAATAATCACAGATATAAGAGTTATTATTTTTATCAATTGTGTGTTCCAAATCTTCTACTTCGCTAATATTAGATTTCTTTTTCTTGTAAGGTCTGAGCTTGCCCCATTGTTGTACAAATTCGTGAAGTTTGTTATTATCCCAGGCAGTTTCTTTCCATACAATTGCTTTAAATTCAGGCACAGAATCTAAGGCTATAATGTAAGTATATCTTTTACCATCTGTATCGCTGCCATAATCATCTATGTGTATATTATGCGGTACACGTTGTTCTTGTAATGCAGACCAGCAATCTATATAATTAGGGAATTCTTTTTTTACTAGTGTGAGTATATAATTATAAATGTTATTACACTCATCATCGAGTGTTTGGTCCGAAATAGTCAGTCTACGATCAATATACCCTTCATCGGTTTCCCAATTGACATAACTTTTATCTTTGTACTGATCCCAAATATCTTTTAGTGTCTGTACTTGACCATCATTTAAAAAATTATCAATTATTTTCATAGTATATTATTTAATGTTAAATTGTGGCCACAGCTCTAAAAAATCAAATCTGTTATTAAAATATCGCGATTCTCTGTTTTGATGGAACCGGATGCACTTTTGTACTATTTCTGGAACATTGGTAGTACTATTAATTAACTTATTTTTTATAGCTTGTAATGCACCAATTGAAACATGGTTATGTGGGAATAGTTCTGAACATAGATCAATTTCTTTAATTGCAAGTTGTTTGTATTCTGTGGGGTAATTAAAAATATTTAATACAGACGGGGTAGTTAATTCTTGTTGAACCCAATCTAAATTAATATCATTAAACTGCTCTACAAATTTAAACATCTCTACTAAATTTAGTGCGCTGTACACATGATATAGTGCGTGAATATTTACGCCCCCTTTTGTGCCTTCGAGCTCTTTTTCAATTTGGTGCAAATTGGCAACCTGCAAATCCCAATTTGCACCACGTCTCACAAATTCAAATCTTTGTCCAATGTTTTCCATACTTACATTCCATGACACCCAATCTTTTTTTAATAACTGTTGGTATACAGGATTTGAGTCTAACTCTACATTTAAATTAGTAATAACTTCAATTCTAATATGTGGCGGAAGAACTTTCAAGAATTCTACATTTTCTTTAAGTAACAACGGTTCGCCCCCGGCTAAGTTAACTCTGATTATTGTGTCTTTGTTTGCATCAATGAACGATATTAAATCATCTACTTTGTTTTTATAACTTCTTGAACTTTGGATAGGAATAATTTTATTAGACTTTAATTTTTGCCAGGTGCTACTGTTGTCTTCGTCGCAGTATGTACAGGCAAGTTGACAAGTTGTACCCCATCTAACATCAACGGACTTTAGTTCAAATTTGTCAACATCTTTGACTTCGGTATTTTTAAAGAATTCATCATACCATCCTTTTTCGTAGCAATTATTACAAAAGGGATGATCTACATTATCTATTAGCGATTGCTTTAATGTTTTTAATTCATTGTTTGTACCGTCGGTGTAAGTCCATGCATCGTCACGTATATTGCCAAATTCTCCTTTACCGCCACAGCAAGGTTTAAAGTCTCCGCGGAGACTTATATGTAAATTAGACCATGGAGCAGCACACGTATTATTCATTTGAAATTAATGCTCACTTTGGTAGTGTTCGGGCACGACTCCTACTAACTACAGCCCAGCAGCCGGGCCACACGTAAAACCATAAGGTCCTAAGGTAGTGTGTTTGGTTTATTTCTTGTGTCCACTTTTCATATTGGCACACCAATGTGCCATACGTTGTTTCTCTCCAGAACTGTTGGCAGCAATGCTACGCAACTTTGTAACTGATTGCTTACAGTTAACACCTGATCGTTTAGCAAGTCCTTTACGCCCGGGCTTCTTGCCATCTGCAAAGTTTTCTTTAAGAAACGTATCTGCAAACTTTTTACACAGTTCTTCTAATTTTGGATTCTTTGTTGCCACACATGGATCAATGTCTTGTGTAGGATCTTTGTATCCTGCGTAGACCATTTTAATACCATGTTCTTTTAATCGTTGTTCGCAACTTTTTCCGTAACGATCAACCATTGGGCGATTGCAAGGACTTAGTGTGGTAATACATATACTACCTGCAGGTATATCACCGTAGTCATTGATGTAGGCATCAATGGCAGCATGTTCTGCATGGACACGGGTATCTGTTGCATCATCAAAGAAATTTACTCTACTAACTTCACGGCCTTGCGGGTCAAGTATACACGCACTAACACACCCGTAGTAGTCTTGGTCAACATCTTTTCCGGCTAAAATTAAGCCGCACAGGTTAACAAGTATTTCGTCTAGTTGTTGTCTGGTAGCTTTCATTGCTCTAGGAATTCAGGATTTTGTTTAGCAAAGTCACGCATGATAACACCTGCTTCGCTGTTGGCTTCGTTTTCTTCTTCACTGCCTGTGGCACCGCCGTCTATGCTTAGACGATCTTCTTGGTGCTGTTTATAGTGTGTTAGTTCGTGTGCCAGTGTACGTAGTACATCAATGGGATGACGGCTACCTGTAACTAAGGTAATTGTATCATTTAATGAATCGTAGGTGCCAAAACTTGTTGTTTTAGGCTGGTCTACTAGCCGAACTTTAGGTAGAGTATCAATGCCTAGCTGATCTGCAACCCATTTGATGTGTTGTCGAACAAATGTATTAGTTGGGCTATCTTCTGTGGTACCTTGTTCAATTTTACCCAGGCGTTGATAATAGTCCGGACGCTCTTTTAAATGATCTAATGCAATCTCACGGGCAACATCAATGTGGCTAGTATGCTCTTGCTCAATCTTAATACCTTGTTTAAGTTGTTCACGTACATAACCTGCAGAGATACCAAACTGTTTAGCAATTTGCTGTACAGTTTCTGTGTCTTTGTCTAATAGATCTGTTGCTCTCATTGTGCAGTGGCTCTTAATTGCCAACTATGTTTGTCGTGTGCATCCATGCGCTCAGCCAGGAAGTTACTGAATCCGTGCTTGCCATTGGCTTCGCATAGATCGTAGACTTTCTTTAGAATAAGAACCATGTTCTCAGAATCAGTTAACAACTCTTGAATCATTGCTTCTGGTGCTAGTACTTGCACTTCGTCATCAATCTGTGATAGTACACTAAAACGTGTATAGCTACCGGGAACAAATGCGTGTAGCTTACGAATGTTTTCTGCAAAGTCATCGATGCTGGCATAAACTTCTGAGTAGATAGTATCAAACAATGCGTGATACTGTGGGAAGTTTGGACCTGTTACATTCCAATGAAAATTGTGTGCCTTAAGATAAAAACTAAATTCGCTGGCAAATGCGATCTTAGCTGCTTTTTGTAGTTCTTCCATTATGCTTCTCCTTGTGTACCGCCATGCCAGGCATCACCGGTACCATGCCATGCGTCACCTTGACCATGCCACGAATCTTCTGCTATTGTGTTAAGTTGACCATTTGGCCATTTAACTGCAACTTGTTTGTTAGGGTATTTACGCTTTACATTTGTAGCCAATTGAAAAGCGTTGTTTGATGTATCTTGTTTCCAGGGACGGCCGTCAATCATAACAGTGAACATACCTTCTGGTTCACCTTCACCAGATAAATCACGTTTAGATTTTGCAAAGCCTGTACGGTTTGCATGATAGTTATTGTATGCTTCGTCCACAGTACCGATGTAATGGTGGTCATGTACTTTGTAACCTTTGCGTTGATGGTGTGCAATGGCTCGCTTAATTGCGCTGTCGCGATCTCCGCCTGTGACACGCACAGTCTTTTGTATAGTTTCGCCACGCTTGCTGACCATTGGGTGATTAGGGTCTGTTACAGTTAAGCCAACGCGGTGAACAGGTTCGTCTGCGCTTTCTGCTACACCTTGCGGTCTACGCTGTTTGCGGATAACTGCAATAGCCTGTTGGATGGTTTTTTGTGATAGTTTGCCTTCGCCCGCCATCAAACGGATGTCCTGCATAGTAATACCGTCTTCTGTAGGAATCTTAATTTCCGAGCCTTCCGCCACACCTTTTTTACTATACTTGTCAACTGCTTGGTCAATCCATAACTTATAAAAAGTTTTACGGCTCTTATATTCTTCATTTCCAAGCGCAGTTTTTAATGCGGCTATAGCATCAGCTCTTGTTGGGCCATGCATTACAGTTAGTGCGTTGGTGACCAGTGAATCTACTGTTTTTGATCCTTCAGGCTTACCATACATATCAACCAGTTGGTTAATAAAGAAACTGTAATAACTGCGGCGTTCATTATATGCTCTATCTCCTAGCACCGTCTTTATTGCTAGTTCGGCATCACTGAATTCTGGACCTTGCATTATGTTTGATGTGTCAGTAACTAGTGAATCAACTTCTGGTTTACCTTCTGCTAGACTATGTTTTTTCATTAAACCGTAAATTTGACTGCCCGGCTTGGCCGTTTGTCCGGATTTTAAAAACGCATTAATCATGCTTAATTCTTGTTTTTTGCGTTCTTCTGAGTTGTCAACGGCTGGACTTGCACTTGTGCTATTACCGGGACTGTCTGATTCTGGTTCATAGTACCAGCCCATGCCTGGATCATTGCTGCCGGTGCGAGCTGAGTTGTCAAATTTGAAATACGCAATCTGTTTTAGCTTGCCGCCATTGTTCCAATAGCCTTTGAATTCGCCTGTGGCATCATTCATATCTTCTTTGTCAAAGTGACCTGCTTCGAACTGCCCAAAGAAATCTACACTACGTTTAAACTGCTCGGGCTTGGGATATCGGTAAGGATCAGCATCTCCGTCATCACCACCTGCTGGAGCAAATTCGTTGATCTCTTTGCAACTACCTTTTTCACCACGTGTCTTGCCTGGAACTTTTCTAAAACCTGTCCAGCACTTATCATAGATTTTACTATTGCCGTGTGCTTCCGCCACACCTTGCTTTTGCAAATAGTAATAAGCACTTACGTAGTCACTGGGAAAGTCTTGATCTCTTGAAAACAACGACACAGCGCGAGTTTGGCTCATCAAATCTTGTACAGCAACTTTATATCCGATGTTTAATACATCATCTTCATTTTTAAGAGCAGGTCTGACATTAAAGACTTTTTGTGCTAGTTGTTCTGCATAGGTTGCACCAAACTCAGCGCCCTCATCTACATCTTTATCGGCAAAGTTATCGTTTTGGAAACTACCAACAATGTACCATTTTAAGTCATGGTCAACATCATTGTGTTCTACGCCCATTACGTTAACATTGTAACCTTTATCGTCGAACCAGGAGTTGGCATAACCCACTAGATTTTGTTTGGCTTTTTCGCCACGTGTATCAATGTTGAATCCATCGTGGCTGACGTCAAAGTCTTCAAACCAATCATCACCAATGATGTCAGCAAGTTCGTCATCAGTGTACCAACGACCTGAATCACCGCCACCGCCGCCAGGTAGCGCAAATTCTTTTAGGCCTTGTTCTTTTTTCTTAGCAATAGCAATAGCAGCCTGTCGTTTAGGATTAGGGTCTTCTTTTACTGATTTAGCAGGAACATCAAATACTGTGCGGTATTTACGAGTCTCGTCATTCCATACTGTACGACCTTTAACGCCACTGATCTTTTCTTGTGGAGTCATTTGATCCCAGGTCTTGGCCACAGTCTTTTTGGGTAGCGGAGGAATATCATCCTCAAACATGTCAAATAATCTCATTGCTGTTTCCTACTTTGTTCAATCTTTTGTATCATTGCCGCCAATTGGTTCTGCGAACCGGGGTCACCTTTTTGCAATAGGTCAGCAATGGTATTTCCTAATGCCATGGTTGTTTGTTTGTCTTGAGTATTCTGAACATCGGTGGGTTCTTTTAATACTGTCTGAGTTGCTTGTGTAACGCCTGTGGGTAAATCTACACCAGCTGACTTTAGTTTATTAAGACCTTTTTGTATGTTTGTTGCATCTACTGCTGTGTCAGCATTAGCAGCAGTATCAGTGGAGTTAGCGGTAGCGGCAGTTGTTGAATTGCCAGCTGTACCTCCAGTGTTGTCTGCACCAAATTCTTCCAAGTGTTGCTTCCATTTACTTTGTAAACGTTGCTCGATGCTTTCTGCAGCACCACCATCACCAACCATATGTCCCTTGGCCTGCTTGGCAGACATTTTACCTGTCCAATAACCTGGGAATTCTGTTTCGTCAACTTTTTGTGGATTCTGTTGTACCCATTGTATAAGTTTTGATTTTAAAGAAGCTGGCATATCGTCTGTGCCTGCATTGGCAAAATCAATTACATCAACTGATCGATTGGATAATGGTCCATTGCCACCGATATTTGTGTTAGGCACAAGTTCACGTGGATTTGTTCCTCCCATGGCATTTGGTGTTCCTGTTTTTTTATCTAATCCGAGAGTATTAACAGTTTCATGCGGTACCCAGTTAAAAGAAGTAAATGCTGTTGCATCGTCTGCACCGTGTCCGGTTATACCTTGGGTGCCTCGATAGTCACCCTGAATCCAAGCACCATTAGGCATTTTAAAATATGTACTACGTGGAGCCAATAGATCTAATTCGTCGACCCTGCGTAGATTTTCTAAGATCTGATAAATGTCCATTACTTAGGTGCCTTTACTGGACCACCACGTGTTAACATGTTACTATAGCCACCAAGTTTCTTGTTAACGTCTTTTTTACTAAAGCCGCCCTTTTCGCCCAATGCAGTCATAGAGGTAGCAACTACTGAACTAGAACTTGATCCGCCTGTGGCGTCTTCTTTGATTTGTACTGGTTTGTAAAGTTTGGTATTCATGGTAATTCCGTTATAATAGTGTATTTATGTGTTAAACAGTAAAGGTTAATTCTTGGACTAACTTAGAACTGTTGTTGATAAGTTGGTTGTTTACGTAGACATTTTTAAACCCAAACTTACAATCGGGCCAGCAACGATCAACTTTAACTGTGTGTTCGCCGGGACCTACGTTTACTTCAATGTTTTCTTTGATGTATGTTTCATATGTGGGCCAAATCCAATTGCGTTCAGTTAAAAGTTCTCCATCAACAAACAGTCTATACGACGAACGTGGACTTTTGGCCGATTCGCAGTAAAGATCTATGCTTATTGTGGTTGTAGGCATTTACCTAGCTCCTGCGGCTTTGGGAGTTTTAGGTAATTTGGTTGGTCTTGTTGGTGTGGGTTCTACAGATATTGATGAATCTGGAATTTTGTTAAAAATATGTGCTAGTTCAGGCGTTGCTCGTCCATATAAACCTACTAGGTATTGTTTACTATCTTCGGGACTGTTGCGTACTTGATTCCATAATTCACGAACCTCTGTGCCATGGCTAACATCAAAATCTTGTCCGTTAATAACAATGGACTTTTCTCTCTCAGATACCACTACAACATACTGATGTTGGTCAGCAGTGGTACTTGATTTAAAACTTGTAAATGTTTTTAAAGGTTTAGAGTCACCAACTACTTTCCCTTGAGGAATCTTACTAGCACGGCCT